AATGAATCAAACAGAAGTAAAAGGGTTTAATGCTACCCTTGCAGAAGCTATCGAACAAAATGGTGATAGCTTAGCGAAATTAGCTCGTGGTGAACAAAAGCGTTCAAGCTTTATCTTGGATACAAAGGCAGTTGGTAATATGACAGAAGCGGTTAACCTTACAGGTGACATCACTCGTCAATATGCTAATCAAGTATATGCTTTACCTAGTCGTAAAGTGCATATGAGAAGCTTATTACCAATCGGTAGTTTATCTCAAGGTTTATTTACTTTCCCTTACGAAAGTGGTGGAGAAGGTGCACCTGCAACTCAAACTCAAGGTTCTGCTAAAGCTCAAGTTGATTTTGATATTACAATGAAAGATGCAGCAGCTCAGTACATCGCTGGTTATGTTCGTATCTCTCGCCAAATGTTAGATGATATACCTGCTATGACTTCTTTCTTACAATCTCGTTTGTTAGAAAAGTATTTAGTTGCTGAAGATGCTCAAATCTTAAGTGGTGATGGTACTGCTCCTAACTTACAAGGTATCCTTCCTGTAGCTACTGCTGCAACTGGTGCTGCTACTGTAGATGTTGAGCAATTAGTTCAAGCTATTGCTCAGTTAGAAACTTCTAACTATTCTGCAACAGGTATTTTAGTTAACCCAACTGATTGGGCTGCTATCATGAATACTAAGAATACTAACTCTGCTTACACTTTACCTGCTTCTACAGTTGTTACAACTGATGGTAGTGTATCTATCGCTGGTATCCCTCTTTACAAATCAACTGCAATCGCAGTAGATAAGTTTGTAGTAGGTGACTGGTCTATGGGTGCTCAAATCATGCAAAATCAAGGTATCTCAGTTCAATTCTCTGAATTTGATTCTGATAACTTTACAAAGAACATGATTACTGTAAGAGTTGAAGCTCGTATCGCTTTACCTATCTATTACGCAGGTGCGTTTATATACGGCGATTTTGGAAATGTTGCTTAAGACTTTGGCAATGTGATATAGTTTTTATATCTTTGAAGGGAGTAGTTTAGAAACTGCTCCCTTTTTTTATGATAGGAATTTATAAAATTACAAGCCCAAGTGGCAAAATTTACATTGGTCAAACCACCAATTTTATTAAGAGAAAGAATTATTACAAGAATGGTGCAAAGCCATATCAAGTAAGGATTTACAATTCATTAGAAAAGTATGGGTATGATGCACATACTATTGAATTTATTGAAGAGTGTTTAGTAGAAAACCTTAACGAAAGAGAAAGGCATTGGCAAGAATTTTATAATGTTATTGGAGAGAATGGCCTTAACTGTAGGCTAACCGCTACCAATGATAAAAGCGGTTTTTTAAGTGAGTCATCTAAACACAAATTAAGTATAGCTAAAAAGAAAGTAGTTATAGATGGCGAATGGAGAGAAAAGTTTGCCTATGATTGGAGTGGCAAAAATCATTCAGAACAAACCAAGCGTAAAATGTCTGAATCTGCTAAAGGCAAAAAGAAAACATCTGAACATATATCTAAATTACCTCAAAATCAAAAAGGCTATAAGCCTAAGCCAAGAAGCGAGGAATTTAGATTAAATCAAAAGCTATTTAATGGCAAATCAAGGGCCGTATCTCAATATGATAAAAATGATATTTTAATAAATCAATTTATAAGTGTAGCAGAAGCAAAAAGACAAACAGGTATCAAAACTATAAATTCTGTCGTATTAGGTAAAACAAATACCGCAGGAGGCTTCAAATGGAAGTACACTAAATTTTAGTTATTTTTGTAAAAATTAGCATAATGCAGATACTAAGAGATGTAACGACTACAGTAGCCCCTTCGGCAACAATCGTTACCTTACAGACCGCAAAGGATTATTTAAGAGTAGATTATAGCGAAGATGATACTTTGATTACTAACCTTATAGAAACCGCTAGGATCAGATTAGAGCAGTACGCTTCAGTTGCTATGACTGCTAGAACCCTAAAGGTGGTAGCTTATGTAGATGAGTTTATAGAGCTTCCTTATGCTCCTATAAACAGTATTACATTGGTAGAGTATTGGGATGGTGCTGCATGGGTAGCAATGGTGCTTGGGGATTATAGAGTTATAGGTGATACCTACAAAAAGGTTTACTTTAATTCACCTCTTATGAGTGACTTTAGATTTACTTATACTTGTGGATATGCCACTACTCCAGAGTCTATGAAAACGGCTTTGTTGAAGATGGTAGGTGATTTATATGAGTACAGAGAATCAAGTGTTGAAAGCACTAAGCCTTCAGCTAACTTAACAACGGCTTACGAACTAATGAAACCTTACAAAAGGGTAAGTATTATCTTCTAATGATAGGACAATTAAAAAATAGGATTACATTTAATACTAAAACAAGCGTTTCTGATAGTGCAGGAGGGTTTGTGAATACTTTAGTACCATACTACACTTGCTGGGCTGAATTGGTCACTAATACCAATTCTAGGACTAATATAGCAGGCAAGGATAGTATTAATGATGGAGCTACATTTAGGATCAGATATACAACAGGCAAGACATTTACTAATGCTCTTGTAATAACTTGGAAGTCAAGGACTTATATGATTAACTCTATTATTAACGAAGCTGACTTGAATCAATATTATTTAATAGGTTGTGCAACACTTAAGTAATGAATGCATTTAGCGTAAAGGTAAAAGGGCTTGACTTTTTAGAAAAAAGGATTAAAGATGCTCACATTAAAATAACAGAGCAATATACAAAAATCATTAATGATTCTGTTATAGAAATATCTAAATTAGCTGAAAGTAAAGTACCAATAGGGAAAACAAGTAGGCTACAAGGATCTATTGGATATAGTTTATATAATGTTGCAACTGGTGCATCTGTATATGCTTCAATTCATTACGCTCCTTATGTTGAATTTGGTACAGGGCAAAAATTTGGTATCCCATCATATCCAAATGTAAACAAAGGTAAATTAGATGCTTATGCTTTTACATTTAAAAGAAAAAAGCAGGTCATAGGAAGGCCTTATAAGCCGTTTATGTTTAATTCTTATAGTGAGGTTTATACAAAAATGCTTAGTAAATTAAGAAAAATAAAAATATAAATATATTTCATTAAATTTGTACCAAAATGAAGGACTGCGGATATACATTAAGGAAAGCTTATTTCGATAAGTTTATCTCGGCCTCCTACTCATTAGCTGCTTATGATACCATAGCACCTGACACAGTAGAACCGCCTTATTTGATTATCAGTAGTCAGACACAAGTGGACAATAGTAATAAACAAAGCTTTGCTTATAATGTTACTATCCAATTTGACATAGTTTATAGGACTTTTAAAGCAGGGGAAGTAGGGCAGAAAACTGTTGATACTTATGCAAATGAGTTATTAGAAATAGTAGGTGTTAGACCACCAAGCTACCCTAGTACTGCACCTGACTTTAAAATAGTGACTTCTAAGATTAGTAGTAATATTGCTACCTTTGACTATGTGGATGAGGCTTATGTGTTTAGAAGGGTAATAACAATGGATCATTTCGTGAATCAATTAACATAAAAGAAAAATAAAATAAAATGGCAACAACAAGTGTATTTAACGGAACTTCATTAGTAGTTCTAATTGGAACTGAAGTAATAGGTTTCGCTACTTCATGTTCTTTAAGTTTGGCTATCGATGCTCCAGACGCATCTACAAAACAAAGCTTAGGATGGGCTGATGAAATTGGTGGGCAAAGGTCTTGGTCTTTAACAACTGATGGTTTAGCTACAGTAGTTCCAGGAACAGTTGCTACTTATGTAACTACTGCTGAATTGAATGCTTTAGCAATCGCTAGAACTGCGGTTACAGTTAAGTTTACTACTGTAGATAACTCAACAGTTGGTGGTGTAACTCCAGTTACAGGTGATGTGATTTATTCAGGTTCAGCATTTATTGAGAGTGTAGATATGACTGCTGATATGGAGAATCCAGTTACTTACTCAGTTTCTTTCAAGGGAACAGGGCCATTAACTATCGCTACCAACGCATAGTAAAAACAAACCAAACAAACCAAACATATGAGAGGACAATTTGAACTAACTCTTTCCGATGGGAAGAAGATACCGATGCGTTTTTGTACTTGGAGTCTTAAAAGATTCTGTCAATTACAAGGCATAGGGCCTTCTGACATAGGAGAAACTTTAACTGGCAAAGATTCGCTTGATGCTATTGTTAACTTACTTAAATCAGGTGCCGAATACCCATTGTATTCCCAAGGAATCACCCCAAGCTTTACAGAAATGGAAGTGTGTGATTGGATAGATGATATGGGTGGAATGGGTGGGCAAAAATTACAAGATGTAATGGCAGCACTTGCAGAAAGTATGAATAGCGGTATAGATGATAAGCCAACAAAGTCAAGTAAAAAAGATGGAGTAAAAAAAAATTAGAGTGGATTGACATAGAAAGATATACAATGGGGGAGTGCAAAGTGCTTCCCCATTTGTTTTGGGAGATGACCATGGCTGAATTAGATTTTGTTTGGTATGGATATAGACATGAGGAAGAACAAAAGTGGATTAGAACTAGATGGCAGACAACGCTACTAATTAATATCCAATTACCAAAAGGTAAGAAAGTTAAGCCACAAGAGCTTATTGAATTAGACTGCGATACTCGTAACTTTGTGAAACAAAGAGTGATGACAGAAGAAGAGCTACAACAAGTTCTAAATAAATATAAAATTGTTAAACCGATAAGATAATGGCTAACGAAGAAGGTGTTAAAATTGTTATAACCGCAGAAGATAGGTTTACTGAAACAATGAAGAAGATTGATGCTTCTTCTAAGATATTTGGTGAAACAACTAAAAATACACAAAGAAATTTAGAGGCTCTTGAGAAAGAAATGGTTAGGCTTGTTGCTAATGGGTTAGATCCTGCTGATAAAAAGATTAAAGAGATGAAGGCTAATTATGATAAATTAAGCCAATCTCTTAGTGGTGCAGATGGCCCATTAAAAGTAGCAAATCAAAAATGGATGTCACTTTCTTTAGTTGTACAAGATTTACCTTATGGCTTTAGAGGTATCCAAAATAACTTACCTGCATTGGTTGGTAGTTTTGCTGCTGCTGGTGGTGCTATTTATTTTGTATTTTCTGCACTTATAGCAATAACAACTGCGTACGAGAAAGAAATAAAGGCATTATTTATAACGACAACAGAGGCAGAAAAGCAACAACAATTATATAATAATGTAGTTAAAGAATCAGGTACTGCGTATATAGATGCACAATCTCAAGTATTATCGCTTACTCAAAAGGTGAAGTTGGCTAAAGATGGTTATATAGATAAACAAAGTGTTGTAAATGAATATAATGAAACTATTGGCAAAACAATAGGTAAACAAAAAGATTTAGAAGGTGTAAATGAAGCCTTAATAAACCAAGGCCCTGCCTATGTTGAATATATAAATAAATTATCTTTTGCAATGGCATCTGCTAAATTGGTAGCTGAGCAAAGTGAAAAGATGATTAAAATATCAATGCAAAATGCTACTGAGTTTGTTGATGGGTGGGATGCATTTTTTAAAGCTAAATGGAATCCATCTGGTATTGTGCAATCTCTTGCAGGTGGCACAATAGAATTACAAAAGTCAGCTGAAAAGAATAGGCAAATACAATTAGGAGAAGCTGGTAAAACTGCAGTTGGGTATGAAAAAATAATGAATTCTGCTTTTAAATCAGTTGGAGAGGCCGCAAAAAAAGCAGGTGTTGTTCCAGATGTAGTAAAGCCAGCAACAACAAAATCAGTAAAAAATACTTATCTTTTAGAATCATTAAAAGCCCAACAACAAGCTCAAAAAGATGATATATATCAGTTTAGGGTTTACGGTGCTCTTATAATAAATGAAGAAGAAAGATTAGCTGTATCTAGAGCTAAGATAGATGGCACATATTTACAAAATAAAAAAAACATACACGCTAGATACCAAGCTGATAGGGAAACTAACGATAACTTATTTGAAGCAAATTTAAATAAAATATTAGATGCTAATGAAAAAATAAGAACTGCACAAGAAAAAAAAGAATTAGAAATACAAGCAGCTAATAGAATAAATATAGCTAAGGGAATATTAGAGATTAATAAAAAATTTGCAGAAGATGATTTAAGGAATGCCGTTTTATTTGCAAAGAAACAAACATCAAATATTCAAACAGAATTAGGTGTTCAAGATAAGTTAAATAAAAATAACTTAAGTTTAAGAATAGAAGATACAAAGGCGGCATTAGCTAAATTAGCTGTATTGGCTGCTTTTACATTTGACCCAGCGGTACTTGCGGTTTATTTAGATGCTATTGATAAAATAACTGCTAAGTTAGGCGGATTAGGGACTACATGGGAAGACACAACTAAGGCTATTGATTCAGTTATTAAAAGCTTTATAGCAGATTCTTTATTTTCTTTAGGAGAGTCAATAGGCAATGCATTAATGGGAGAAAATGTAGATGCTATGGAAGCATTTGGAACTATATTAGCAGATGCAATACAATCAATAGGAAAACAATTAATAGCATATGGACTTGTTAAATTAGCTGCATTAAAAGCATTAGAAACTATGACTCCAATGGGCGCGATGTTAGCAATAGCTGCTGGGGTAGCAGCGGTAGCAGCAGGTGCAGCATTAAAGGCAAGTTTAAAACAATCAACCGCAAAAAGCGGAGTTAATAGTGGTAGTAGCTCAAATGCACCAAGAAAGTTTGCTAATGGTGGCATTATTAGTGGGCCTACATATGGCTTAATGGGAGAATATCCTGGTGCTAAATCAAACCCTGAAGTAGTTGCTCCTTTAGACAAACTTAAAGACATGATTGGAGGAGGTGGAGGTGGAACATTTATGTTAAGAGGACAAGACTTACTTTTGTCTGTAAATAGGGCACAAAAGGCATCAAATCTTAAAGGACAAAATATTAGTTTAGCATAATGGCATACGGATTAAGATATACATTAACTCAGATACTTCGTAATGGTTCAACATTAGTTGTAAATATTTACGAGAAAGACCCTTTAGTGGCTAC